GCCGTGACGCGGGTACTGCAGCGGGGCTATGCCGGGGGGTGTGCTGAATTTGTCCGCAACAGCGCCCCACTCATCCCGGCCCCGGCGCCGGTAGATGAGCACTACGCAAACTACACCCGCTACCTGGAGGTGTGGCAGGCGAAACAACAGCCGTTCACCGCCTCACAACAGGACACCCCGCCGCAATATTTGCCCTACGCCCGCTACCCCCACACCCCGGCCACGAGTTAGGAACACATCATGAGCACTGAAGCCCCCGCCCTGCAGGTTAGCCCCATCCCGGATACCCCTATGCGCCGCCGGATGGCCGCCGGCCACGAGATGAGGCACGGCCACACCCTGGACGCGGTGCACGTCACGAGTGACGGCATGCTCTGGCACACAGTCCGGCTCTGTTGCGGTGAGGCCATCCCGGCGGCTGTTGCCGGATGGGATGAGCTCACCCCCGCGCCTGCAGTCCCGGCCCCGTACCGTGTGGGGCAAACAGTAAAGCTGTTGGATACTCACCCGGGGGACGGCGGCTGGAGTAGCGCCTATGTGGAGAGTATCGCCGGGAGTAACTACGGCGTCCGGGTCCAGGGCCATTCCCTGTACTACGTCACGGCGGCCAAACTCGCCCCCCTGGACGGGCCGCCTATGGAGTAGCCCGCCCTCACACTCACCCCATCCACTCACACCCCCTTATGCCTCACGGCGTAGGGGGGTGTTTTCGTGCGCCCTGGAGGTGTCGCGCCGGCCTCATGAGCCGGACGCCCTGAAGATCCCGCATGGGCTAATGAGGGGCAGGCGCTACAGGCGCCCCTCACGGGAGACACCCCCACATAGGGGGCCTAATACAGGGCGGGCGGGATAGGCGCCGTGAGGGGCTACAGGGGGCGAGTGAGGGGGTACTCGTGAGGGGGCCTCATGAGGGCCTAACCCTGTATGTCTGTAGGGGACGGGGGAAAAACAAAGGGGGAATGTGTTTCATCCGTAGGGATACGTTCGTTTTAGGGGGTAGTTACACAGTCCATTCTCTAATTTCTATCTATATGTCTATGTCTGTATGTCTGTCTGTACCGGAGAAAAGATACAGGGCTACATACAGGGGCGCCCTGCAGGCGGATACGGGACTAGGGCACTCCCAAACACCCCCCATATCGAACACATCACTACGGATCGAACACATCACACCTTTGTTTTCCACCAGGGCTCATGAGGAATACAGGATGTGGGGCTATGGATACCCCTGCAGGTATCGGGACACTCCCGGGCTCATCCTCCAGGGCTACCCGGGGCATGCTGCAGGGGGCTCATGAGGGGGGACACCCCACACCCCTAGGTAGATGCATGCGCATGCTCTGGGGTGTACCCCCCAGGGGTATGGGGATACATACCAGGTATCTGTAATTTCATGCATGCCTATGGTGATGCATGCATCCAGGTGGGGGTGTCCGGGCGCTGCAGGCCGCTCATGTTCCGGGCCGGGACACCCCGTTTCCAGGCGCCGGCTGAATCAGTTTCAGTGAACGGGGCGTAACCGGAATGGCGTCGCCTTCGACATACTCCTATCCGCCCACTTTTTTCCCCCAGGGTCCGTCTCCCCCGAAACGCGATTCCCAAAAAATCGCGCACGCATTTTCGGCCAGGGCGCTTCCCCTGTAATTACATTGGTGATATTCTTTTCATACACACCAACCTAGAAAGCGAGCACATCATGACCAGCACCACAACCCACACGGCCCCGGCAGGGAGGGTCGAAGCCCAGCTCATGCTCATCATCGACGGCAAGGTTGTCGTCAACGACACCATGACCATCAAGAAGGGCTGTTACAGCGTGGACATCACGATGACCCCCAAGGACTGCTGCAAGGCACCCGAGGAAGCCCCGGCCATCCTTGCCTCCGCAGGAGTTGAGCCCGCAGACCTCCCCGACGCCGAGAAGGCCGTATCCGGGCTCACTCGCGGAGATGCGGTGGCGTTCGCATGAACTACCTCGCACTCGGAGCCGGCATCTTCACCGCATTGCTCGCGCTGAGCTGGACGCTCAACATCCTCCGTGTCTCCCTCGGGCAGGCCCGCTGGGGTTCCAACTGGAGCTTCACCATCCACGCCCTCGGCACCGGAGTGTTCGGCACCCTAGCCGTATGGCTGTTCGGGATGGTGGCGGGATGAACCGGCTCCGCGCCTTCATCGCCGCCCACATCATCGCCACCGATCCGAACCCGCAGTATTCCCGCCTCGACCTTCTCGACCTAGGAGCAAAAGCATGAGCGACGACACCAACCTCATCCACGCAGGACTCTCAGAGCTCCAGGAGCTCGCCGGCTCGACCGCAGCCTCCAAGGGCTTCCACGATGACCGGCCCGACAGCTTCACCAGTGCCGACCGCCGAGACCTCGCCAACTGGCAGGGCAACAAGCTCCTGCTCGTGGTCTCCGAGATTGTGGAGGCCCACGATGAAATCCGCACGGGCCATGCCGCCGACCTGACCTACTACCCGGTGGCCAGCTTCCCCATGCCCGACAAGCCCGAGGGTGTCCCGAGTGAGATTGCGGACGCCGTGATCCGGTGCTTCGACTTCGCCTACACCGAGGGGTTCAGCCTCGCGGACATCATCATCGAGAAGCTTCAGTACAACGCCACCCGCGAACGCCTCCACGGAAAGAAGTTCTGACATGGCAACCCCCTACCTCTCCCAGGGCCGCACCACCCGCTACGAGGACCGCTGCGACCTGGAGGACATCCTGCAGTTCTACCCCGAGGTCGGAGCGTTCCACGCCCGCCAGCTGGTCACCCTCATCCTGGACGCCGGCTTCACCCGCCCCCAGGCTGCCCGGGTCACCCGCCTCCAGCTCTGGAGCTACCTCATCGAGACCGTGCTCCTCGCCGTGTGTGCCGGGATTGTCTCGCACACCCCCGGCCTCGGGTTCGTCTTCGGGGCTCTCGTGGCCATGTCGTTCTTCGGCGCCCTGACTTTCCTCGGGGCACTCGTCATCAACCACAGCCTCAACAAGAAGGGATTCCGCAAATGAGCCCGTTCAAGGAACCGCAGCCCCGCAAGAACTCGGCAGCCGAGGACGCCAAGACGGTCATCGGAGGCAACTGGCCCCCCTACGCACGGCAGGGCAGCGAGGCCCGATGGGAGGAGCCCAAAGTCAGCGAGACACCCCTGGAGGAGCTGGCCGAGTCGCAGCCGCCCCTCCGTGAGACCACCTCGTCCCTGGACTTGACCGTTCGCAAGGCCGCGCTGGAGGCAGCCTGCGCGTTGCAGGGCAACAACCCCGACAACGGCATGTTCTGGCGCAACATCGGGGCACTGGAGGAGTACCTGCGGCACGGGACCAAGCCGCAATGACCAAGAAGAACCCGATCCACAGGCCGGAGAAGTGCGGGACGCCGGCAGGCTGGAACGCCCACCAGCGAAACGGCGAGGCCCAGTGTGCCCCGTGCCAAGAGGCACACACCACGTATCAGCGGGAATGGCGGCGCAAGACAGGCCGCACCAAGAGCACCCTCGTTCCACTCACGCAGGAGGAAACATGCACTTCTTTGGCCAAGAAACGGTGCCAGAAGCACCCGGTCCGGTGGGCAGGCCGCTCAGGACTTACGAGTTCTTCGACGCGAACGGGGAGAACCGTCAGGTCATCGAGGCGAATTTCGTCAAGTTCGAGGCCTACCACGTCACCTTCTGGCTGGACAGGCCGGAGCCGAACGTCCAGGACACGCTCGTCCTGGCAGAAGTCCCCAACAACGTCACTGAGCTGAGGGAGATGTTCTGATGAGCACACCAGTCCAGGTCATCATCCGGGCCATCCCCAAGGGCAGCGGCTTCATCAACGGCCCCGGCGAGCAGTATTTCGAGCTGACCGGCCTCCCGTGGAAAGAGCAGCAGGCGATCCGCGAGGAACTGGACGCCCAGGGCTACTACACGCAGGACATCTACCTCTCGGACCCCATGCACATCCAGATCGGCGTGGAAATCCGCAACCGAATCAAAGCAGAGCAGGAGCAGCAGAAATGAGCGAGCACACAGGCATTGCAGTCGTTTGGCCGGCCTACTTCGACGGCTCGACAGACACGGAATCGCACGTCACGGCACTGTTCCTGGGGAACACCGAGACCGCCACGTTCACCAAGGAGGAGGCCCTGGCAGCCGTCACCCGGGTGTCCAAGTACGGCAGCTGGGGCGACTTCACCACCAAGGGCACCGCGCTGTTCGGTCAGAAGAACGACGTGCCGGTCATCCTCCTGCAGGACGGCGGGCTGAGCATCGCGGTCAAGGAGCTCACCAAGCACCTCGTGGCAGCGGGCATCCAGCCGTCCACGATGTTCCCGTTCAACCCGCACGTCACGGTCCCCGAGGGCAGCGTCATCCCGATGAGGGTCAACCTCGATGCGCCGACGCTCTGGTGGGGCAACGAGCGGGTCATCCACCGCACCCACGCCAAGCGCGAGGCAGCTGTGGACGCGGCCATCACCGCCGTCCGCGAGGAGCACGGTGACTGGGTTGCCGGCATCATCGAGTGCGAGCAGTACCGCCCGATGCTGGTCAGCGCGGTCAACGCGGCGCTGAAGGCTGTGGCATGACCGTCACCCTGATCGAGGCGCCGGCCCTCAGCCAGAATCTCCGGGGCAAGATCGCGGACGCCCAACGCATCCTGGAAGAAACCATCGACCTCCATCTTGGGGACAAGCACGAGCTGGTGGCCAAGGCAGTCCTGTTCTCTGGGGGCAACGACTCCAGCACGCTGATGGACCTTATGGCGCGGCTCGGGGTGGCCACCCACGCCATCCACGCCAACACCACCATCGGCATCGAGGAGACCCGCCAGTTCGTGAGGGACCGCTGCGCCGACCTAGGTGTCCCTCTGCTAGAGGAGATTCCACCCCAGAGCTACGCGCAACTGGTCCTGGAGCAGGGTTTCCCTGGGCCGGCGCACCATTTCAAGATGTACCAGCGGCTCAAAGAGCGTTGCCTGCGCCAAGCTCGCAGGAAGCTGGTCAGCAACCCGCGCAAGCAGCGCGTCCTGTTCATCGCAGGCCGGCGCCGCGCCGAGTCAGCCCGGCGCAGTGACATCCCCGAGAACGAGCGGCAGGGCTCCACCATCTGGGCCTCCCCCATCGCCAACTGGGAGAAGGAGGACCTGGAGGAGTACCGCGAGGTGTTCGGGCTGCCGCGCAATCCGGTGGCTGACGCGCTGGGCATGAGTGGGGAGTGCCTGTGTGGGGCCTTCGCTGAGGTGGGGGAGCTCGACCGGATCAGGCACCACCATCCCGAGGTGGCTGACGTGATCGAACTTTTGGAGGCCACACTGCTGGCTCGGGGCACCGTTCCCGAGGAGCGTTGCATGTGGGGCTGGGGCGCGTACCGGGGAGATGCCAAGCCCAGCAAGTCGGGGCCGCTCTGCTCCTCGTGCGATTTCCGCTCGGACCCCACCAAACGGCTCGGGCTCGATGCGGAGTCGCAAACAAGGGTCAGCGACGCTTTCCTGCGCATCCAGGAACGCCGAGCTAACCGAGAGCTGGAGGCGGCATGAACTTCCTCGACCTGCTCGCGGAGGGCGCGGCCAAGGCCCTCACCATCCAGGATTTGAAAGACCTGGACGACGCCGATTTGGAGCGGGCAGCCTCTATCGCCCGGGACAACGAGCAGATAGAGTCAGGCCATGCCGTACATTGAAAAGCGCCCGGAGGTCCATGCGTCCGGCAAGAAAATCTGGTACTCCGACCAGATGAAGTACGCCGAGGGTGAGCGGGTGAAGGCCACCAGGGACTACGGCCTGATCCACTTGGGGGAGGCCGGGACCATCACGGGAGTGCCGGCCTTGACAGCACCCGCGTATCTGGTCATGCCGGACGGCACACCAGACAAGACCCAGCTCGTGCCCGAGCAGCACCTCGAAGCCGAGTGATAGACTGGGAGCAAGTTAGCGGGTGAGGACCTTGCTAGCCCTCTTAGTTAAAGCAGAAGCCCCTCCGGTTAGTACGCATAGCGCCCGGAGGGGCTTCTTTTTGCCCGGAAATAGTAGTCAGTTAGCATGCAGATACGTCCACATGTGCATTCAAACTGACTACTCCCACACCGCATGCACCGTAAGGCGCCGTTTTCCTGTCACAGCGCCGTTTTCGCGCTCGTACAGCTGTATTTTCGAGACTAGCTGACTCAGAATCTCGCGCTTGCCCCGCGCCGGCAGCGTCGGCCACTTTTCGAGCAGCTGGGGCACGATCTGGGCCGGCTTCACGGTCGAATTGGCCTCCAGGAGCCGCAAACGGGCCTCCAGGGCAGCCTTTTCCTCGCCCAGCTGCGCCTTCAGGCGCTCGTAGACCTCCGTGGAGACCTCCCCGTCGAGGTATTTGAGGGTCAAACCATCAATACGGAGCCTGTTCTTGCTCAAATCGGCCTCAAACAGCAACAGCTTGCGCTCCACGCCGGAGACCTTCGGGACCTCCAAAGTAGATGCTTTTGCATCAACTTCCGCTGCGATATGGCTCAGCCATGCTAAAACGGCCTCCTCGACGTACCGATCCGAGACCGTGGCAGCCTTGTGAGTCCCTTTTTGCTGCCCGACGATGCAGATGTACCGCTGGTAGGTCACGCCCTTGCGCTTGATGGCAGCGCCGGCCATCCTCCCGCCGCAATGGCACCGCAGGAGCCCTGAGTAGGCGTAGTCGGAGGCCTCAGCACGCGGCCTGCCCCCTCTGGCATCCCTCCGGGCGCGGTACTGCAGCCATTCATGCTCCGTGATGACGGCCTCATGGACTCCCTTGACGTGCTCGCCCTTGCTCCAGACGTAGCCTGCACCGAAACCCCGGTCCAGAATCCTCCTCAGTGTGCCCTCACGCCAGCCGGTTTCAGGCTCGAAGCCCTCAGAGGCCGCGTAAGCGCCCAGTTCCCGCAGCGTGGCCCCTGCAGTGAAGCGAAGGTAGAGCTCGCGCAGGACAAGGGCGCTGGCCTCGTCAGGGACGTATCCGCCCTGCTTGGTGTAGGTGTATCCGAACCGGGGCAGCCCGTGGTGCGGCAGGCCGTTGCGGAGGCGCCTCGCGTGGGTCTCCTTCCAGGTGTCCCCGATCCGCTCCGACTCGAAGGCCGCGAACTCGGTGAGCATGCCTCGGGCAAGGCGCCCGGTGGAGGTGGAGACATCGACCTGCTCGGTGGCGCTCTCGATCCGCCCGCCGAACGTCTCCACCTTGTCGGCGGCGACGGCCCAGTCCAGGCGCGAGCGCGAGAGCCGGCTCCACTTCCACAGGATGATGACCTCGGCCTCGCGGGCCTCCACGAGCTCCATGACCTTGGCGATGCCGGGGCGCTTCCACGTCCTGCCGGAGATGCCGGGGTCCGACTCGACTGCCACCACCTCATAGCCCTGCCCCACGGCGTAGTCGCGGCAGGCACGCTCCTGCAGCTCCAGGGAGATGGACTCCTCTTTGAAGGTGGACTGGCGAAGGTACAGCGCTGCTCGGGGCTTGCTCATGCTGTGAGTTTACTTTTTTCAGACAAAGTGGCACAGACGTATTGACACTATGTTTTTTGCGGTGGTAGGTTCATTCCACAGACACACACAGGCACACGGGGGGTAACGTGGCAAGCAAGAGAGAGCAGGCGATCCAGGCGGCAGCCGAGGCGCTGGTCTACTGGACCACCACCGAGGAAGCCGACCAAGCCGCATAAAGAATTGGCTGATTGTTGAAAATCAGCCGCAAGTTGTACCCGGGTGACCGATCAAAAGGAATCCGGCGAAAGTCCCCCGAACTAATGCTGCTGGTATTCCGCAGGCCAGATCGGGTGCCCTATTCGAGAAGGGGCTAGGGGGATGAAGGGCTGCTGGGTAGTTGGAATCCCACACCGCGACGGCGGTTCATTCGCAGGTTCGATCCCTGCCAGCCCTACTAGAGCAGCATGAGCGCCCAAGATTTAGAGGCTCTTGGGGGCCGATGGCTCTAGCCGGAGGGCACAACCTCTGGAGGGGTTCAGGTTTTAGGCCTGCGGCTACGGTCAGGGATCGAGTCCCGAAACCCCACGGGTTCCCATAACCCCCCATGAGAAGGACCGCAGGACTATTCACCCTGCACGGCAGGCCCCAGATGACTTCCACCATCTGGGGCCTTTCTGTGTTGGTAGGCGAAACTGCGCGTCTAGTAAACTACAGGCATGGAAGTAGTCAATAACACCCTGGACATGCTCACGGCCCAGATTGTGAAGTATCGGGTCAAGGGCTATTCCTTCGACTGGATTGCCAACAAGCTCGGCGTCGAGGAAGTCGAAGTCGTCAAGTGCTGGCGCGAGTACATGGCCTCCTCGACTGTCATGTCCGTGGAGGAGCAGTCCTTCCTGCAGCTGCTCCGGCTCGAAAACCTCCTCACGCAGGTCAACGACAGGCTGGCCTACGCCGACAAGGCCGAGGACTACGAGCTGGTCATCAAGCTCTTTGACCGCATCGCGGCGCTCCAGGGCATCAACAAGGACCTGCAGCGGGACGCCAGCGACAAGCTGCTCCAGATCACGCAGGCCCAGACCGCGCTCATCCTGCAGGCAGTCTTCGCCATCTCCACCGGCATGCAGGCACACATCGAGCAGGCTTTCGAGAAGCACAAGACCATCAAGGCCATCCGGGGAGACCTACTCGGGCCTGAGTTCACCACCATCTTCAACAACGAGGCGCAACGCGCCCTGGCACAGGAAGCGGAGAAGGAATCATGAGCAGTGCAACAGAGGGTGTCTTCACCAAAGATGTGACCGAGATTCTTGACCTGTTCTATGCCGGCGACGGCGCAGAGCCCGACTGGGCCGCGATCCGCACGCGACTGCACTCGATGGAGGGCTCCTACTTCACCGTCATCATCAACCTGCTCCGGGCGATGTGGGCGCAGTACGAAGACCCCGCCAACTTCGCCACCATCATGTTCCGTCTGGAACAGGAGCTCGCTGACAAGTGAGTATCCTCGACGCGATGAGGGCTGCCAGCGCTGAGCTGGAACAGGCTGCCCTCAACGAACGCTACAAAACCGACATCGCCCTGTGGGTCAAGGACAAGCTCGGCTACACGCTGTGGAAGAAGCAGATCGAGATTTGCGAAGCTCTGCTGAAGTACAAGCGCGTGGCAGTGAAGTCCGGCCACGGCGTCGGCAAGTCGTTCGTCGCGTCCCTGATTGTCGCGTGGTGGGTGGACACCCGCCGTGACCTCAAATCCATCGCAGTCACCACGGCGCCCACCCAGCCGCAGCTGGGCATCATCTGGGAGTACCTGCGAGACCACAAGCTGGAGGGCAAGCTCTTTGGCGACATCTCGCTGGAGAACGAGTGGAAGTCCGAGCTCCGCGTCCAGCGGGCCTTTGGCCGGAAGCCCTCGAACACCAACGAGCACGCCTTCCAAGGCATCCACCGCTCCAACGGTGTGCTCGCGGTCCTCGATGAGTCCTGCGGTATCCCCGAGACCATCTTCACCGCCGTGGCAGCCATCACTACGGGCCGGCACGACATGGCCCTGGCCATCGGCAACCCGGATGACGTGAACACCCCGTTCGGCGCCATCTGGAAGAACAACGACGAGTCCTGGCACAAAATCACCATCAACTCCTACGACTCCCCCAACATCACGGGCGAGGACTTCCCCGAGGAGGCTCTGGGCGGTCTGGTGACGCTGGAGTGGATCGAGGTACACAAGAAGAAGTGGGGCGAGACCTCCCCGCGCTTCCTGTCCAAGGCGCTGGGCGAGTTCTCGATGGACGGAACCAACGCGCTGTTCCCCGAGGGCACGCTGGCCATCGGCAAGATGACAGAGCTGGTCATCAAGCAGGACACCAAGCCGCGCCTCGGCTGCGACATCGCCCGCATGGGCGAGGACTTCACGGTCATCTACATCTACCACGACGGACAGGTCCGTATCCTCGACAAGTGGGCAAAGGCCACCACGGTCGAGACTGCCCATCGCATCGTGAAGCTGGCGCACGACAACGATGTCAACGAGGTCCGCATCGACGGCGTGGGCCTCGGTGCCGGCGTCCAGGATCAGGTGACAGCCCTGTCCGAGGGGCGCTACGAGACCATCGGCATCATCGGCAACGCGGCCTCCACGGACATCGACAAATGGATCAACGCTCGCGCCGAGATGTACGACGAGGTGCGCCGCCGCATGCTTGCCGGCGAGATTGATATTGACGAGGACGACACCGAGCTGATCGAGGAACTGAGCGACCTGGAGTACCACTTCAGGAACACCCGCTCCTCGCTGCAGATCGCCTCGAAAGAGGAGATTCGCCTGAAGACCGGCAAGTCCCCTGACTTCGCGGACGCGGCCATGTACGCGGCAATGGAGCTGCCCATCAACCCGGCCGATCCGGTGGCCAAGCTGAAGGCCGGCGAGTCCTTCGAGACGGCGCCCGAGGATTTCCTCTACGCCTACGAGTCGGTTATCTCACCGTACTGACCCTGTAGGTCTGTAGAAATCTCGGCTAGAGCACCAACTGATAAAATGGGGTGAGGCCGTTCGATTTTGCCGCAGACCGTTAGGGAGTTTCATGTCCAGGAAAAGTGCCACACAGGCCAAGTTTTCGCCTCACGCCGGCACCCAGATGGCGAAGCTCCTGGAGGTCGAGGCTGAGAACACCGCGCTGAAGGAGATGGCCGTTGTCCTCCAGGAGAACATGGCAGACGTGCAGCTGGCCATCGACAACATCGGCTGGCGCCCGCTCGGGGAAGACCTCGGAGACCTCCAGGAAATCCCTCTTGCATCGGTCAAGAAGCACACGTCGGTCACCCGCGCCCTCGCCGTCATCAACCCGCTCGTCAAGCGAGCCCTCGCGGTGCGCGGTGCCTACATCTGGGGCAACGGCATCACGCTCGACGGGCTGGAGGAGACGGACCCCTTCTGGAAGTCCCCCAACAACCAGAAGTACCTGCTCTCCAACAAGGCCCAGCTGGAGATGGAGTCCTGCCTCGGCACGGACGGCAACTTCTTCCTGCTCGTGGCCAAGAAGTCCGCCCGGGTCAAGGTGGACAAGGTGACCCGCATCCCCTTCGGGCAGATCACCGGAGTCATCTCGGACCCGGACAACGTGGAGGACATCTGGTTCTACCGGCGCGAGTGGGCCACCATCGTCACGCGCCCGGGGTCCGATGAGGAAGACCGGATCGACAACGTGGAATACTACCCGGCCATCGACTACGACGAGCTGGCGAACGGGAAGCCCACCCGCTTCAAGTCCAAGAAGGTCAACTGGGAGTCCCGCATCGCCGCGCACTCGGTCAACAAGCAGGCCGGCTGGAAGTGGGGCGTCCCTGACCTGCTCGCTGTCATCTTCTGGGTGAAGGCGCACAAGGAGTTCCTGGAGAATCAGGCCACACTGGTCAAGGCTTACTCGCGCTTCGCCTGGAAGGTGGCCGCTCCCACGGCTGCCAACGCCCGAGCAGCCTCCACCAAGGTGGCCTCGGCGCCGAGCATCGACCCGATGACAGGCCAGCCCCAGGGCGTGGGCGCCACGGCAGTGACCGGGCAGGGCACCACCATCTCCTCGGTGGGCCGCACGGGCGGAAGCGTGGACTTCAAGGCAGGACTCCCGCTGGCCGGCTACGTCGCGGCGGGCCTGAACGTGCCGCTGAACGAGCTGACCGCCGATGCCGGCGAAGCCAACAGGGCA